AACCCAGGTGTCCAAGGCTTAGTTTGTCGAGGTTGCAACATTATTCTTGGCCAAGAGACTAAGGAAGATTTGCAAATGATAGCCTATGCTTTGTCATTCATCGAGACATATCGTGAAAATCTTCTTGATAGAGCCGATCAGCAGGTAGAGCTTCTTAAAACGGGCAGGAAGATTTCTCGTTTTGTGGAAGAAACTTCAGAGACTAGAGGTTGCGAATCCAGAACGTGTTCTCAATGTGGCAGACACCTAATGTCAGATTCATTTTATAATAATACGAATGGATCTAAGAAGGTATGTGTTGAATGCCGCAGGAACAACGACAGGATAACACGATCAAAGCAAGCAAAGAAAGCAAAGGAAGAGGCGTGTATTTGTGCTTGCTGTGAGCGTGTCCTGATAAATCTAAAGAAGTGTGTACATCATGTTGACAACACAATACGTGCTATTGTTTGCTCCAGATGTAATCAGCTTCTTAGTAATGAATCAGAACAACGCAAGATGCAGTTGTTGTCCTGCAAACTGTGGATTGAAGACAGTCTGGATTATGGTATAGTCCGGTCTGCATGGAGACATGCAGAGGAAGACAGAAATGCTCTTCCCAGTGATTTGGTGACACTGTAACAACAACGATGGCAGGTTTGGTTCACCGTGATTTTCAGAATGAAGTAGCCAATTTCGGCGATGTGGTCAACACCCGCCGTCCCGGCACCTTCAAGGCAAAGCGAAAGACGGATTCCGATAGCATCGAGTTGCAGGACGCTTCGGCAGACAACGTGCAGGTTCCATTGAATCAGCACTTCTATGTCAGCTTCACGATTAAGGACGGCGAGGCCAGCAAGTCGTTCCAGGATCTACTCGCGATTTACGTAGTCCCCGGTATGCAGGGCATTGCCCGTGGCATCGACCGCGTAATCTGTGGGCAGGTTCACCGATTCCTGGCCAACAAGGCTGGTCGGCTCCAAGGTTTGAGCGGCACCAATTCCAAGGATTTCCTACTCGAAGTTCGTGAAACCATGAACAAGAATTTGGCATACCCCAACGGTCGTCGGCTCATGCTGGCTCCAGCTTCGGAAACGGCTCTTTTGAAGACAGACATGTTCATTGCAGCCGATCAACGTGGTGATGGTGGTGGCGCTCTTCGCGAAGCCATGCTAGGCCGCGTCCTCGGTTTCGATACGTACATGGTACAGAATCAGCCCGGCGTCTACGGTGCGGCTTCTGTAGACACCTACGACAAGACTTGCGACGGTGGTCCATACGCCGCTGGCTCGACTGTAATCTCTTGCAACGCTGCTGGGGCTCCCCCAACGGTTGGTGAATTCGTAGTCATCGCTGGTGATGATCAACCCCATTGGCTCGCCGCTGGGACTGTTGACACATCGCTAGTGCTAGACAGCGCAACAAAGTACGCAGTGGCTGACGACGCCGTCGCTACCGTATACTTAGCAGCCGCTGTAGACGGTGCAAAGTCGGCTGGCTATGCCAAAGGCATTGTTGTCGATGGCGCCACGTCAGGCAAAGAGGCTCAGGTTGGGCAGTTGTTAGCCTTCGGGGCTACCCCAAGTGCTCGTCATACCTACACAATCATCGAAGCTTATGCGAATCCCTCGAACGCAGCTCAGATGGTTCTGTGGCTTGATCGCCCCTTGGACAAGCCGATTGCTGATAACGAAGCAGTATTCCAGGGTCCACTAGGCGCTTACAACCTAGCGTTCCATCGGGATGCTTTGGCCCTAGTCACTCGCCCCTTGGCCCTGCCAAACTCGGCGATGGGTGTCCGCGCTGCTGTAGCCGCCTACAATAGCGTTGGCATGCGAGTCACCATGCAGTACGACATCACCACCCAAGGTACCATCGTCACGATGGATCTATTGGCCGGTGTTGCTCTACTGGATGTCAAGCTCGGTTGTGTACTACTCGGCTAATTACTAGCGACTATGGGCGGGTTCGCCCGCCCATAGTTTTTATTAAGGACATACGAATGGAAAGTTTTCCCTGGATGGATATGGTAAAACAACTTGGTCCGCTGGCGGCCGTAGTTGTCTTCTTCATCTGGCGTGACTGGCAACGAGAGATACGTCTTTCACTTCGAGTTGAAAAACTTGAGGAGTATCATCGAGAGACATTAAAAGATCTGGTCGAGAAATCTACATCAGCCTTAATTCAGTGTTCAGAATGTTTAAAGTGGATCGGGCATGTCGTAGATCATCTGGTCCGAGTCTGTCCTCGTATGGTAGGTAAAGACTGCGAAAAACCTGAGGACTTGCCACGACTATGACAGTTATAAATTACAGTTTGAATCGACGAATTCGACAGGCACTGTATGCCTTAAAGCGGGCATATGGTAGTACGGTTAAGATATACAAGTTAATTGACGCCGAGACTGACTATAAAACCGGGACGAAGACTATTGATTCAAGTGTAATTACAGTACACCGATGTATTGTTTTGCCCGCGCGTGTCCAGCGTGAGGTGGTACAAACAATATCAATTATTTCGGCTAACAAAGAATTTGCTTACGGTGGTTCCTATGATGCAGATACTCGTCTATTTGTTTTAGATGCCAGAGATCTGCCCAAGGGGTATATCATACAGAATGATGACTGGCTTGAGTTTGAAAACTACCGCTATAATCTTAAGAGTATCGAAGCTCTTGAACAACATACTGGGTGGACAATTACAGGTAAGAGGGTCATTGGCCCCACAGTAACTAATGTAGATCTTCAAAGTACACAGGATTTTACACAAGAGAGCAACGGAAATGTTGAACCCTAACTGGCCAAGATGGATAGCATCTTCTGTAGCCGTCTATTTTAAGACGGTACTTGATGCTGTCAAATTACCTATGTTAGTGGATGGTGTAGATGAACGAGAACCTGAGAAGATGCATTACAACCACGCTGAGTTGCGTGTAAACGGTCCTTTTATTACTGAACCTAGTCATAATTACTACATTTTAAACGTCGACATCAATGTTCTATTTACCGAACTCATGCAAGACCATAGGGATAATGCTTATGATATTGCAACATGGTGTGGAGTAGTCCAGGCTGTAATGGGTAGATCAATAGACATATTCCGATATGGACATGAAGAGGGGGATGACCAAGAGTGGGTCGGATGTCTTGTGCCTCGAACGGGTCGTTATGACTCTAATCGGGTCATTCATTTTGGACAGATAAGCCGAGTTGATAGGGTTCGACAGTCTGAAGTGGACGGGCGTTTTAAGATGGAACTCTTTTCGGAGTAACGTTACCAGACGTAAACTGGGTTAACAACAGTTGAATTAACCTTATTTTGGAGATATAAATATGGCCAGAATCGAACTGCGTGACTGCACAATTCGACTCAAGGATGGTCTCAGCGGCAGCGCTGTAATCAATGAAGCATTGCCAGTCGCAAATGGCACTGACGTGGACATTTCCACTGTCGTTTTAAATGCTGACGTAACCAACATGGTACCAGTGGGCGCTCGCTTTACGGTCGCCAACTCTGCTGTTGTACACGTTGTAACAGCACGCACACCAGCATCAAATGGTCCGACGACAAGCATCGTCTTCTCACCAGCTTGGGGTGTCGCCCCAGCCAATGCTGACGTATTGACGTTCCTGCCTCAGCAGATCGAGATTAAGATCGGCGAAGGCAATCTAACGTACACAGAAGCCAAAGATTACCAGTATCTATTAGATCGCGGTCTACTCGATACAGTAAAAGAAGGCGACGAACAGCCTCTAGAAGTTTCTCTAGAGTTCGTGTACGAGCATGTCACAACGGGTACTAGCGAAGCAATTTCGCCGGTCGATGCACTCAAGCGAAAGAACGCTGCTATTGAGTGGGTAAGTTCCTCAAGTGACTTATGCGAGCCCTACAGCGTCGACATCGAAGTTGACCACGCAGCCCCCTGTGGGACAAGTCAAAATGAAATGACGCTCATGCCGGAATTCCGTTATGATTCGCTCGATTTCAATCTGCAAGACGCTACGATTGCCGTCGCAGGCAAGTGCAATACAACTGAAGCAGTTGTAGTTCGTAGTTAGTTTGTTTCTAATTCAAGGCTGGGTCACTTACAGCCCAGCCTTGATTTTCATATATGTAAGGTAATTGGAGAGAGACTATGAAGATTGGTGGGATGGTTATTAATGGTCCTTCAGAAGAACTTTTAGTTTTACCCCGTGGCGAACAGGTTGTGGTCTTTCGAGCTAAGTCAGTAAATCTAGACGAGTTTGAAGCCTTGTGTCCAGAACCAAAGCCCCCAGGCAAGTTAACTAAAGATGGGTGGATTCCAAATACAGACGATGTAAGTTATGTCCAGCTTTTAACAGCCCAGAATGAGAAGCGGATTGCCTATTTAATGGTCAAGTCCCTAGAGCCCAGCAATATTGAGTGGGACACTGTGGTGGCTGACAATCCACGGACATGGGTAAACTATGCGGCTGATTTCAAGAATGCTGGTTTGACATCGATTGAAATAAATCGGATTGTACAGTGCGTGATGCAAGCCAACTCTCTTGATGAGTCCAAACTTGAACAGGCTCGGAAACTTTTTATACTTGGTCAGGCGCAGGCGCAAGAAAAATCCTCTGGCCAAAATACCGAACCAACGAATATGCCGTCTGGAGAGCCTGCGAGCGTCTAGGTATCCGACCCCCAAGAGTCAGAGATTCTTGGGACGAGTGTGATGTATGGATACAAGCACAGATTTTAGCTTTTGATCAAGTGCGTGAGTATGATGAAGTTGAGTTACAATCGCAACTCGCTGGCGCAAAGCCAAAACTAGGGTAACCATGCGTTTTTCATTTGATTACACTATACTTGATTTTAATATGACGAAATGGAAGCGGCTATTAGATAAGCAACTTACGGCAGAGTTAAAAATCTGCGGGCAGTTTTGGATCGAAGCCGCTATCGGAAGAATACCAGTTTGGGAAGGTGCCTCAAGGGGCACTTTCCTAAAATTGGCTTCAAAGATTGGCTATAACATGAGTGTATCCGGACCCTCTGTAAGCAAAGGTGTTGGACAGAGTAGCGGATCAATAGCAGTTTTCGGTGGTTCATATCGACTTATATACACAACTAGGTTATGGCATCTAGTCTACAATGAGTGCAACGATGGTAATGCAAATAAGGTTGCGGCAAAAGTCTTCTATAGACTAATTACTCCGGGACCGTATAATTTTCAACTTGCGGCTAACAAGGAATTTGAATTAGCCGCCAAAGGTGTACGAATGCCTACAATACGTCCAGCACTGAGATACATAAAACGTAAGGTGTAGATATGGCAG